ACTTCTCCATCACCTAAAGCATTATTTGCGAATAGTTTTCCATTTTCTAAAATTTTGACTTCGTTGGTGAGAGTAGTATTTGCAATTAATGTGTTTGCGACAAATACCGAGTTCGCATACATTCTTGACCAAGTTTCTGCTCTTGATCCTAGATGCCTGTCAGTACCTCCCGATGTGGCACCGATAACATGAGAGTCAATTTTTGATGTGATCGTCAATGTATCGGTGTCTGCATTACCAATATTGACATCACCATTTAAATCTGTTTGCCCAGATACGGTTGCACCATCGTCGACTTGAAGAGTGTCAGTTTGTACTGTTCCGTCAAAGTATGCGTTATTCCATTCGTAGGTTGCAGATCCTATGTTTTTCGTACCATCTGCAGTAGGAACAAGATCTGTGTCAACCCCCTCTCCTGCGGATGATGATAAAGATAGAGTGTCTAAGTAAGCAACCCCATCTAGGTATAAATCTTTAAATTCTAATGAAGATGATCCAATGTCAACAGTGTCGTCTGAATCACCGAGGATTGTTGCAGAAGAAGTGAGACCTGCGGATGTGATACGTCCAGTGATTGTTTGCGTACCATCTGCAAAGAAACTGTGCGCTGCAGTATTTGAACTGTCTGCTACAACGAATGATGATCCATCATCTGTTGCGACAAGATTAAGATATACATCAGAGTCACCACTAAGTATCCCTTTTGCGAGATACATATGAGCACGATCATTACCACTACCAAAAATTAAGTGTGTGGAATCACCAGTATCACTGAATATCGAATTAGCACCAGACAGAATAATATGTGCAGAGTTGGTTGACATATCTGTGATATCACGCAATTCAAGTGATTTGAATTCTGGTGTATCTGTCTGTGTAGTAATTCTTAAGAATTGTCCTTGACTTCCTCCAGAAATACGAATACGAGAGATGTCTCCCATAATAATTCTATCAGAACCAGTTGTATTGAAATCAACATTACTGTGAAATGTCGTGTTTGAATATACGATAAACTCTCTTGCGGGATTCGTATCAGTAGCGTCACCAATCGTTGTGTTTGTAGAAATGAGAAGATCACCACGATATGCTGTGTTGCCCCCTTGTAGTTGTGGAGTTCTAAACACAGTAGCGGCAAATGTGCCCTCAACCATACCATTACCAGTTGCATTCCCACTTCGATCTGCTGATCCGTGAGGGTTTACGGTAACCACATTGTTACTAATAACAGTCGCAATGAAGTTAGTTGTTCTTCTCCATGTATCAAAACTGTTGTTTAGGTTAGTGTTTGAGACTGTTATTGTCATTTAATCTTCTCTACCAAAAGTTGAAGGATATTTTTGATTTCAGCAACATCTTCTTTTAGATGTTCAATTTCATTATCCCTTTGTTTTTGTTTTTCTCTATGCTTTTTATACGACTGCAATGATGTCATATCTGTATTTAACACCGCATGTGTAGTCGTATCTTTTACTAAATTTTCATAATCTTTTACTTTTAATTTCATTACTTCTGAAGAGCAATTGCTCTCATATCTCTTACTAAGGGAACAATATTTGTTCCAGTACTGGTCATGACAATCTTAATCGCAAATGTTTTATAGGTTGAGTAAATCGAACCATCCGATGCTCGATAACTTACTATATCACCATCCGAACTATTTAGTCGTGCGTGGGAGTTTGCTGTTGTTAAGAATCCTTGACCATCTGTGTTAGCACTAAACCCAAACTCAAATTCTTTAAAATCTGTTCTGTCAACTGAGTCAGAGAATGTACTTGACGGTGTAATCTGTGTTAAAGGAGTGAAATCTTTGTCTTCAAGATCTTGACTGTCTTCCGGATTGATAATCCTTGCATACACATTAACTCCAGTTCCAACTGGTTTATATGAAGTTAAGAATACCTTTAGATCTTCTGCTTCCTGACCATCTTCTAGTTCAACTGGTTTTGTATAGTATCTTACACTTGCTAAACCAACGGTTTTATGTTCATCCACAGAGGTATTATTGATAATATTCTCAATGCCAATTGCATTAGTTCTAGAAGTATCTAATATCGGTGATACATTAGGATCTGTTGTAGAGAAAGTTCCCTTAACAACTAGTGTTTTAGTCGAACCTCCTACTGCACTAAGTCCAGATTCATTTGTCTTAGAATATATTTTCTTTTCACTGTCTAAGAAATCATTTTCCACTTCGTTGTTTAAAGCAGAAAATGTTGGACTAATTACTGATGCTGTTGGACGAACACTAAATGCTAAAGAAGTGTTCGCATAGGTTAGTGAAGGAATTTTAGGAACTAAGGTATTTACAATCACATTGTCGATAGAGGATAGTTGTGCAGTAGCACTAGAAACTGTTCCAGTGATAACATCTGAAGAACTAAAGTCCCCTGTTGACTTTTCGACATGAATCTTCTTATTTGTGTAATCGACAAATTTTACAAACCCATGCGCTGGTGTAGGAGTGGCTGCGTTGACAACCTTTTCTCCAATATTAAAGTTTCCTGACTTAGAACTGTAAGTAAAGAAGTCAATATCGTCATTCTCTAAGTATAGAGTGCCTGTGCTCGTTGTGAAGTTCGCTTTATGAATCGTAAACTTAATGTCTTCAGACTGTATAGGACTCCAAGTCTTATCGTTTGCAGAGGTAAACATAATTCCAGAGTATGGTTGCTTATGAATAATTTCATTTGTAGAAATATCAGTGCCACCAAGTTCTCCGACCCATACTGCATACTCATCACTGTTACCACCCGGAATTAAGGTGAAGCAGTAATCTACTCCATTTTTTAAGAAAACCGGAGAGTCAAATTCAAAACTTGTTGCATCCGGAACAGTTGATGCATTTACTTTAGATCCGGTAATTTGACTTGCTTGTAAAGTTTTTGATCCGAAAGGCAAAATAGTTTGAGTCGGGAAACCATTTTCTACTTCACGAATTTGCAGGGTAATTGGTAATGTAGATGACACCCTACCAAAGAAAATATCAATCTTTGTTGCAAATATACCCTCTGAAGATCCTGCCGAAACAGTAAATGTTTGTGTTAATGGATCACTGCCATCATTTCCATCATTTCCTGAGTCATCCCCAGAACGACCATCATTAAGATCTTGACTTGTCACAGAAGTCAAAGTTCTTTCTTCCGTTACAGTGTCTTTTGATAACTGAGGGAGATTGATAAACGACATTCCTCGTGTAGACAAACTTAAAGGAATGCTTGTAAAATCCCCATGTGCTGATGTTGTGATCAAGGAAGATTGTGTCTGAGTATTCGCGACATCTTTAAATTGGAATCGTTTTGTTCCAATTCTAAACTTTAAATTTTCATCATTTGGAATTCTGAAATTTGCATATAATGTTCCAGTGCTGTCAGTTACAAGAGCATCTCCTTCGGAACCAGTATTTGCAAATGCAATATCCGCAGGTGTGACATATTCTGTAACCAATTCATCATCAAAGTATGGATACACACGTGTTGATGGTTTCATTCGGAATGCAGAAACTTGGACATTACGAGATCTCATATAATCTCGAACTGCAACATTCTGTACAAAGTTTCCATCTGAGAACATTTCCCCAGAAGGACTTAACTGTGTTTGAATTCCTTGTCGAATTTGTTCTGTTTGAGTTGTTGTTGCTCTGCGGTTGCCACGTTCGTCAGTAGTAACCTCTCGCGAGAGAGTATTCCAATTGCCCCAATCAATTCCAGTGACTCCAGTTGCTTGTGCGATTTCTTCGAATGCTTGATACATGCCATCAAAGTCAACTTGGATATCTGGCAACTCAGTAATGTCTGGTGTGTTGTCCATTGAAGGGTTCAATACTATTTCACCTCTCCAATTAAATGTCAACTCTTGCACAGGATTCCTGAGTTTAGATGCGAATTTTTGGTTGATAAACTCACTGTGAGTATATTGCAACGAAACTATATTTCCTTTTTGCGTCAAATTAGTTGACGACAAACTGACATCTTTCGAGAGAGATACATCTCGTCTTACATAGGAAGGACGCAATTCTGAACGTTCACGATCAATCGCAGCTCTGTATCCAACTTGAGAAGTGTCCGCACGATTATGTCCATCAAAGTTGTCTACAAGGAAACCGTTCTTAAATCGATCAATACCAGTGGTACCAAAGATTTGTTTATTTTTTGCAGAAGCTTCTAACGCATTGAGTGATGCATAGTATTCAAGATTTTTAACACGACTTTCAACTGCTCTCAAATCTTTCATCGTATATCGACGATTGTTATCAAGAGTCAACTTCACTGCATAATCTTGTCTCTTATTTTGCTTTGCAACTTGCGGTGACAATGATGGATAAACAGGAATGTCTAGTGTTGCAAGAGACATTGATTCTGCTCTTTCAAGAGGAGTCCTCGGAGTAATAGAAGGCACTCCTTTAACGACTTCAATACTACCTTCTTTCGTAAGAACGATGCGATCTTTACGTGGTAAGTAAAACTGAACATCACATTGAAAATTTTCATCTGGAGTAGGGCAGTATGCACCATCAGAAGAAATATTAAATGTGGTAGACGCAGTTGGATTCGTCGGTGCTGATGCTACTGTTCCAGTTGAAGATGGTGTCGCAGTGCTTGCTTTAATTGGACGGAAATCTACTGAGTTTCTTAAATCAAAGGTTTTACCCGATGTAGGAGATACGAATAATGGGATCTCTTCAGTTTTAATTGTAGAAGATGTAATCGATGCGTCATTGATAGGATAAGAGTCAACCGATAAGAATCCAATACCGTTAGTTTCGTCTCTTCCAAAATAATTAAACTTAACAAGAATGCCGACATCGGTCAAATCTAAACTTGAATTATCCTTCAATTTTAAATATGAAGTATCGTAGAATGAATCTTTTTGTCCTGTGACTAACTCAAATTCTGATAACTGATCTGTATCTGAAGTTGTAACTGTTGTAGTACCCCCAACATAAACTGCAGTTATCTTAAATGCATCTGATACTCCAAGAGGATAGGGTCCAAATTTACCTGCAGAATGTGTGTTGGTATTAATATGAACATACTTATCTTTGTTAACAACTTTATTAGTTTGAACAGCATTCGACCGCAAAACATCAAAATAGACAGACGCAGATACAGACGATACTGTGTTTGCAATTGGAGTAAGAGTTACAGTATGTGTAGTAGAATCTGCTGTTGTCACTGTTAAATTAGCACTATTAAATACACGACCAGTTGGATAGCGAGTCGCATGTCCCAATGTCACACCAGTACGAGTAACTGCAATTGCACCGATTGTCTTGAGGACTGTATCGCTTGTGATCTCAGATACAATCTCAGAGTATGTATTACCACCATCAGTGATCTTAATCATGTCACCGACAGTGTATGCAGATGTGAATGTGGTTGTAGAACCAGTGATTGTATTACCTGCGATGTCAGTAATCGTACCAGTATGATCAGCAGTGTCTACTTGTGCCTTAGCAACAACAAAAATGTTACGACGATCTGAAAGGGTCAATCCTACTTCTGAAGCATCATTCAGAGTTTCTGCACCACCAGTATGTGCTGTATTTGCTGAAACTGTTGCAACTCCATTTGTGAATGTAACGGTTTTTTCTGATGTAAATACAAATTCGGTGTCTACTGCATCAAGTGCATCTTTTAGTGTTTTTGTTCCTGTTTGAGTGAACGGGAATACAAGAGTATTTTTACCAGATTCTTTCAGAGAGGCACTGCCACTTACCAAAACAAGATCCGCACAACTATTAGGTCCGGTTGAATTGGTAATGTGTATTCCTCGGGCATCAGTAAATTTTTTGTTGGCATCCATTTGAATATCGAAAATATACAAACGAACCTGGCCAGCAACAGTTCCTGTTGCACCAGACTCATATTGAATACCACGAATTCTTGCAGTCCCAATCTCATTTCCTTGTGCGACTCTATCACCATATTCTTTACTAGTAATACCGTTTTGAACTGCATCGCGGATAGAGACTTCACGGAGTCCTTGGAAGTCCCAAGTGCCAACAACCTCTTTTGCAAACACATAGTTACCGATTGCTTGTCCAATGGTTCGTGCGTCTTTAGTTTCAAAATCTGTTGCTTTATCTACATCTTTAAATCTAGGAGCATGAAGTGAAATTCTGTTTCCACTCACATAACCAGTACCCTTTTCTATCTCTGCAATTAATTTGTTTGAGTCTCCTCCACCATCAGCATTATATCTTCCATAATTTGTAGGAGTCCGCAAATGTTCGCGAATCCGAATGTTAAAGGGATCGGTTGCATAGTTGCCATTAGTTTCATATTGTCTTTGTGCAATATACTGTGCAATATCAGAATATACTGTGTCTGTAAATTTTTGTGTTACAATACCTTCTCGTACTTCAGCAATAGTAAAGAAAGTAGTAGTATTTGCTACATTGATGGGACGAGAAGTTAATGTGGGAGAAAGTTTGAGTCGCGACGCACCCGGAGCGGCAAAGTTTGTAGTACCTGTCGCATTATCTAATAATGAAGAATCAATATTGGAATCAACGGTTGTTTCTGTTGTTTCAAACCCAACCTTTTTGTTTGCTCTGGTTGTATACTTTTCAAAAACATGAGATTGAGGTGCGACACGAATAAAATGACCTTTATGGTAAATAATCCCGTCACTAACTGTTGCTCGCAATCCTTTGCCTACTGCATCGTCAACAATAGTATTTGATGCAACTAAAAATCCATTATCAGAACGTCGACGGACAACCAATACTTCATTGTTACCAAATGCCTTAACAGTATTGTTTGAACCAGAATTAGTATACTTGACAAATAAAGATAGGTAGTTGGGTGCCGCTGCTTCTGATCCTTCTTGTGCATCAATTAATTGTGCAGTCATTCCAGTAGTTTCACCAGTTACAACTGCGTTTGCAACAACTCCGTTCTCAAAAAAACTTGTAAGCAAAACGGTTGAGTTGTTTGCATCTTTATCCCTTAATTTTACATAATCAATTTGTTCTGATTTAAAACCGACACCAGAAATAACCGTACCATCAACAAGAATTTCATTTGCAAATCGTTCAATTTGATTTTGGAGAATACTTTGAAGTTGAGTCAGTTCTCTTGCTTGCACCGCAAAACCGGGTCTAAAAAGCACTCGATGAAAATTTTTATTTTCATTGAAATCGTCGAAAAATGGACTTTGGTTAAAATTGGTTTCGATTGTCATTTATACTACCTTTAAAAATCCAACACGATCTTGATGTCTTCTGTTTGATCAGGATCTCGTGTAACTGCTTGTATATTTTCGATGTACATAATTTCACCAGAAAATGTGTTTGCTTCTGGTCCTTTAATTGCTTCAATAGTTGCGATTTCAGATTCACTAGTACTTCTTAAAATCACATCGTCTTTCGTAAAAGGAGGGTTATAAGGACCATATCCTTCTACGTTATTTATATAAACTGTATAGAAGGATGGATCAGTAACGGTCTCATCTTCTCGCACATAAACTATATTTCCATTCGCTGCTTTGACTGCATTTGATAATGCTTTGTTTTCCCTGACAGTAGGATTTGTATCCGTTACAAATTGAAGTGTTCCAAGTACTGCTCGCTCTTTAAGTCGTTTATTTGTAATAATTTCACGAGGGTATACAGGATTTATTGGAAGATTAGTTTCTTGGTTCATCTGATTATATGATATTTGCAATCTCGTAGTAAATCTAAGAGAGTTTGGACTGTTAGATGTATTTGCAATACTTTCGAGTGTGACAAAATTATTGTTAGCATCACACTTAAGAACCGGATCTTTCAAAATACTAATTGTTCTAAATTCCGTATTTGAAGGAATGTAACCTGCACCTGTAGACGATGTGCCTTCCTCTCGGCCGAGTTTAACATTTAATAACACTTTATCAGCAGCTAGTTCTCTAATTGGATTTGATCCATGACCACCAACTGGTGATATTACAACATTTGCAGTAGCACCAATACCTGAGTTTGCTGTAATAAGACACTCTGCTCTCGTATAACGAGAACCTGTTGTAATCATGTTTATGTTAGAAATTGTACCTGAAGCAGATACACGAGTATATGCCTTCGCACCTATACCATCCCCAATAATTGTTGCTGTTGGTGAAATAATAATTCTTGAATCAGTGTTGGGAGTTGTCGCAAACGCAGTATTTACTGTGATTACCCTTGTAGACGACGAATAGTCAATAATTCTTCGTAGTTGTCCTGCTCCAGTTCCTGAAATAATGTAAACTGAAGATTCCGTGTATTCATTATTATCTGAAGATAAATCATCAACGGTATCATTAGAGATTCTAATTGTAAATTTCCCACCAGATGCGACAATTCCATTTTCAACTTCGAGATAACCTGCCCCAGTAGAAACTGTTTCAATAACTTCAATCGAACCATTAACCGCAGCGTTTTGTACTGCGATTTGCCGATCTGATTCTACACTACCGTCTGAAGAACTAATTGTTTTAACAGGCATATGCACTGCAGTCAAAAATTTATTTGCTTCTCCAAGAGTAATGCTATACATATATTTCCATGTATATCCATCAGATGTTGTAAATGGTGAAGTTGAAAATCCAGTTGGTTTGACTGTAGAAGTGCCACCCTTGTTGTTAAAAAGACACTTGTATACATTGTTTTGATCTGTTAGCACATAATACGCACGATCATACATATCGGTATCAGTATCGCGGTACATTGAATAGACAGTGCCACTAGACCAGTTGTGACGAGTCGTAACATGACTCACATCTTCTGTAGTAATCCTTTTGCCACCAATGAAATCACGATGTGCTTGATATTGAAGATATTGTTCATTGTCTTCAGGATTGACTGGAGTTGGTTCATTTACATAAGGAAAAACATTACCAATGACTGCGTATAAAATGACAGAATTTTTGGTGTTTCTGCCATCTGACGCATTCATTGCTGAAATGAATGCCTCTGCGTTATTGATTGATAAGTCTTTTGTTGCGTATCTATAGACTGCCATTATTGTGATCCGTTAATTAATAACTGTAGAAGAAAAACACTCTGCACCAGACAAATCTGCAAGAGTCCAGTTCTTATTCAAAGTAAGTTCTGTATCAGTTCTTACACTATTTATGGTTGTTGTAACAAACTCATTGCCACTTGTTACAAAAATAATTTCATCCCCATCACTAAATTCGCTAGTAAATGAAGTTCCAGATCCAGTTACAATGATCGAATTAGCATAGTAAACATTTGCAGAAGTTTGTGTTGCAAAAATCCAAGGTTCTGATAATACTGTGTTTGATGAAGTATATATTGACCCAGACACTTCGATAAATTTGTTTGCTATTCCATTACCCGGATCTATTTCAATAATCAGTGAATCAGATGCACTAAACTCATTGGTAAAGTCTGTGGTTGTTCCTACTACATGAGTATTACCATTTTGAATTGCAATAGTTCCAGATGCTAGTGTCTTAGCAACCGAAACAGTTCCACTAATCAATGAACTCGTTGATGTGTTTGCGGTTGCTTGCATATCAACCGACGCATTAGACTGAATCCTAACTGCACCAAATAATTTTTGACCCGCGGGGTGCGTTAAATTTAATGCAATGTCTCTAAATCTATCCAATGAAATAGGAGAGTTAACTTGATAAGAATATTCTTGATAGTAGTCTGAATCTTGAATATATGATCGTTGTGAAGAAAGATGAGATCTGGATGAAGTATAATATCCTTCAGAGTTTGCGACACCAGAAAGTTCAATAGTCCCGGTTGCAGAAGTTGCCAACTGCCTATTAGTTGCTTGAATAATTACAACTTCTCCGTTACGATATGCGAACCCAGAGTCTAAAACTCTAAGACCTGTTAATGTTCCGTTCGCACCGATGCTAGAACGAACAACTGCATTCTTTCCTAACACCCCACGATCTTCTATTGAAACGATCTTTGCTTGTGCTGAATCCTTAAGTTGACGAGTATCCGCAGATCCCGGTGTGTATGATTGATCGTAAATTTCGATTGTGCATACTGCATCGTTTGCGAAATTTACATTTCGAGGTTCTCTCTGCAAGAAATCTTGGAAGACCCGAACTTGAGTTTCATAAGTTCCATTAGCATACTGTATCGTGCTGATTGGAATACCAGTTCTCTGAGAACCTTTAACATCACCAGAAGCACCAGTTGATGTCTGAACAATACGGTCATTCGTATCAATTGTAGTGAATTGAGAGTTACTTGGACTCGTATCCCAATTGGCGTCGTCTGTTTGTAATGTGAGAACGACCTCACCAATTCCAAGAGATGCGATGTCAGGTTCAGTTATACGAATCGTAGGATTCAGAGTATAACCAGATCCACCGACGGGCAAACCAAGAGACACAATTGTTCCAAATGTAGTTGCCTCAAAATTCAATGCATCTCTTAAAAGAGTGAATGTGTTTTCTATCGTGGTGTTTGTAGTTGAGTATGCAACATTGCCCACTGTAGTATCAGTGGATACATCGAAAATTCCTTCATCTGCAATAAACCTTCCCATTGGACCAGTGTCAAATTGAGTCGAAACGTTTGCTTGATAAGTAACACTATCCGTAGTGTTCACTGCACCGATTCTGTATGTGTAAAGGTCTCTTCCGCCTAAACTAAACGAATCTACAGTTCCGACTGTTTCTCCATTTGCTCTGAATGGAACAGCACTATCAAATGTTATAATGTTAACTTTTTCACTTGATGTAAAAGAAGACCCATAGTTACGGACCATCAATTCGACGGTGTCTGTACCTGCATTATACACAGAATCAATGTGCTGAACTACTGCATTTGCACCGGAAGTTACTCCGTTTAAAATATCACCGACTTTAATTTGAGGATCTACTGTATTTGCAATGGTAAGAGTGCTATTATAATATCCGTTTGTAGTTCCAACATGACGAACAATTCCTGTTGTACCAGAAGATCTACCTGCAACGATATCTCCAAGAGATAATTCATTGCCACTTATAATACCAATACTTACAGGTTGTATTCCTACGGTATTTGCAAAGAATGACGAAACTGTTCCAATAGTTGTTCCGTCTGAAGTGTTAAGATTAATTTTTTCTGAGGAGGTAAAATTTTTATATCCGTCAATTTTGATAACAACATCTGTGCTGTCATATGATCTAATAATTTCTTTTACT